TGCAGGTGCTTGCCCGTTGGGTAGCGTCGCGTGGCGATCCGGAACTTGCCCAGCTCCTCGCGCTCACCATTGCACTAGGGTCTGCGATTGTCGCGGCCTCCGCCGGTCTTTCTACGGCACTCGCCGCATTCGCGGCCGGCATGATTATCGGCGAGGGTGACGCGCGCCATGCTGTCGAGAACGAGATTAGGCCCTTCCGCGATTTGTTTGTCGGGATTTTCTTTGTCGGCATCGGAACGCAATTGCCACTTTGGATCATTGCATCTGCATGGCCTGTCGTGCTGATCTGGATCGCGATCATATTCGCGGGCAAGACGCTGATCGTTTTGGTTGTCGCCCGACTATTCGGCGAGTCGCTTCAGACCTCATGGCGGACTGGGATCATCCTGGCCCACGGAGGAGAATTCAGCCTGATGCTGCTGTCGGTTTCCTCGACATCGGGCATTGTTGCAGAGGAATTCGCTGGCCCCCTCCTCCTCCTCACGGTTGGCATGAGCATGCTGGCCGGGAGTGTTATGGTCAGATGGGCGGGGCTAAAGGTTTAGCGGGGTCAACATCAAGATAACTATATTTCTCAGAATACTGAGAGCACGCCCGAGCCTGATCCCGCAAAACGCTGTAGTCGGCGAGCATTTGGGCGATTGCCGTCCCCTCCGGCAGCAGATCGAGTTCGTCGGCTGCGCGAGCCTGGAACTTCCTGTCATACTCGACCACCGGTGGGCAGACGGTGGCCATGCGAGGTTCAGAACCGCCCGTCGCGCAGCCGATCAGCGAGATCGCTGCGATCGCGAGGGCGGCGAGCCGCCGCATCGAGCATCCGGTGTTGGACGTCATGGATCTTCTCCGAGGTTTCGAGGCGTTCGGCGAGGCGTCCCGCACGCTCGCCAGAGCGCCGCAGCGCGAGCAGGAACAGGAGCACCGCAAGCGCGATAGCGCCGTAGCGGAGGGCCGCCCGCGTCCAAGGGCTAGCGGCGATCCCGGTGAACAGAGCGGCGATCATCGACGCCCCCGCTTCCAGTCGTCGATGCGGGCGTAGATGGCGACCGCGATGCCGGCGAGCGCCACGGCGATGAACACCCAGCGCAGCGTGTCGAGATAGGGCACGAGCGGCAGGATGGCCGACTGCGTTTCGGCCAGGACGTTCTGCGCCACCTCGACGCCGGCCGCGCCCACGGTCGCCACACCAGCCGCCCCTCCACCCTTCATGGTGCGGCTGTCGGCCAGCACTTCGCGGGCGGGCGGCGTTTCGGCTGCAAATGCCGTCGCCCGTACCGGGAACCGCTCGCCCCACTGCCGTGCGGGCCCGAGGTCGACATGAATGAAGCCCGAGCGCGGGTAGAAGCCGAAGCCGAGGAACCCGACCTCCCGCGCCGCCGCCTCGAAGGCCACCGGGTCGTGGTTCGCCATGGCGATGTCGAAGGCCGTGCCGTCCATGTGCTTTGAGCGTGGCGCGCCGCCGACGGCCCGGTTGTGCACCGGACTGCGGTAGGCCGAACGGACGATGAGCGGCTTGCCAAGACGGTCGCGCAGCGCCTGGAGCTTGTCGAGCGCGGGTTCGTTGACGAGCAGCTTGCCGGTGCCCCGGCAGGCGATCTCGGCAGGGGAGAAGTTCGGCCAGCGCCACGAGCGCTCGGGCACGTCGCGCCAGTGTTTGTAGGTCATTGTCGTCATCGCAGGTCTCCAGGCACAAAAAAAGCCCGCACCTCGACGAGGGCGGGCGGTGGTCTGATGGGTTGGGCGGATCGGTTAAGGCGTCGGTCCGAAGAGCTTCAGCTTGATGGCGATGCCCGCCATGAGGGCGAGCAGGATGCCGGTGGTGATGATGCGGACGGTGGTCTGCACGGCGGTGCGTTTGGCCAGCCGAAACCCGGCGAGCAGCGATCGGAGGTCACGGATGTCCTCCGCGGCGTCCGTTCCGAGCCCGACCTCTTGCAGGGCGCGTCGCGCGCCTGTTTCGGCTGCGCGTGCCAGCAGCGCCTCGAACTCGGTCTCTGACATGCGGAACTGCTCGTTCGCTTGCGGCGGCGTCATAGCGGTTCTCCCGGAGAGTCTGGTTTTGGCTCACGGCTTTGCCCGCGGCCGTTCAGGTCGCCACCCCCGATTCGCACAGCATGGTGATGAAGCGGCCGCGCCGCTCCATGTCGGCGGCGGTGCGGATGTTGTAGATCAGGCCGGAACGGGCATCGATCAGGCGCCAGGCGGCGGTGATGGTTGCGGTTTCGGCATCGAAGCGCACGATGATCAGCGCCGGCTGCACTTCCTGCAGGCGCGACGCGATGACGGTTTCGCCGCCCTTGGAGGGCAGGATGCAGGCGTCACGCTCGAACTGTGGCACCCACTGGCCATAGGTGCCGCCATAGCCATCATCGATCTCCTCGCGCTTTTCGAGGCGGACGCGGTCGCGCAGGGCATTGGCGGTGATCCTGGCCATCAGATCGGGCTTCTGCGATAGGGTGCGATCAGGGCATGGACGGTGCGGTCAATGGCAACATCGATGCTGGTGTCTGCACCATCGAACAGGCGCTGGACGATGAGCAGGATGGCCTGGCGGATGGGCTCCGGCACGTCGGCCGCCGCGCCATAGCCGGCGGTGAAGATGATCGAGACGGCATCCGTGCGACGAAAGGTAGCCGGCCAGGATTGGCCTGACCGCCGGGTGACATAGGCACCGCGCGCGTCGGCAAACAGATCGTAGACGCCGGCGTCCAATGTCTGCTGCACATTGCCGGCATCGAAGTAGCTGACGCTGTCGATCGCGGTCACCGGCGCCAGCGGCAATGGCAGTTGATCGGCAAAGCGGCCGAACTCCTGTCGCCAGGTTTGGGTAATCAGCGCCCGCCCGAGAATGCCGGACCAGCCGTCGAGCCATGCCGTCGCCGCCCTGATCTGGGCGGTGATCAGATCGTCCTGATCATCGTGATCGACGCGCAGATGGGCCTTGGCCTCGCTGAGCGACACCGGCATGGTCGCGGGCGCAACCGTGCGGACGGGAGCGAGCATGGCTGTCTTCCAACAGGTTGATGAACGGGGGGCGGCCAGAATCTCGGCGCTGCCGACTGTCTGGCCGCTCTGACCGATCAGGCGGCCGGCGCGTCGTGGGGATGGCCAAGCGCAAAGACGGCGCCGGCAGCGATCGATGTGCCGGAGGTCTTGGTGATGACGGCGCGGATGTAGCGCTTCGTGCCCTTGTAGCCCTGCTTATAGACCGTGCTGGCCTCAAGCGCAGTCGGCAAAGAGCCGAGCAGATCGCCGGCCGCCACATCGGCAAAATCGCCATCCGTGGTCGTGTCGCTCTCCTGGATGGCGACGACGAAGAGGCCGTCGCCGGCAATCGCCCCGGTGGTGATGATCAGCGTTGCCGCGTTGTAGCCCTGCAGATCGGCATGGCTGCCCTTGGTGGTGGCCGTGACCACGGCCGGAACCAGAGACGCAACCAGGCTGAGGCCGGAGATACCGTCCTTCATGACAGATGTCCTTTCGATGAATGGGAATGATGAGGAGTCGGGCAGCCGGAGCCGCCCGTCATGTGGATCAGGTGCTGACCTTCAGCAGCTTGAGCGCCTCGAAGTTGACCACGCCGCCGCCGACGCGCTTGGTGGTGTAGAACAGCACGTTCGGCTTGGCGGTGTAGGGATCGCGCAGGACGCGGATGCCGATGCGGTCGACGATCAGATAGGCGCGGCCGAAGTCGCCGAAGGCGACGGGAAAGGCATTGGCCGCCACCGCCGGCATATTGTCGTCGGTATGGACCGGCTTGCCGAGGATGGTGGCCACCTGTGCAGGGCCGGAGGGTGGCGCCCAGACATAGGCGCCCTCGGCGTCCTTGAACTTGCGCACCGTGTTCATGGTCGCATCCGACATCAGCCAGGAGGCCCCGTTCCGGTAGCCGGATTTCAGGGCATAGTAGAGGTCGATCAGGCAATCGGCGGGATTGGCCGATGCGGTTGCCGCAACAAAGCCTTCAGCCTTGCCTGAAGCGACGAAGCCGATCTTGCCCCAGGCATGGGAGGCATTGGCCACCGTGTCATAGGCAAGGATGCCGCGCGGCTTGTTGATGCCGTCGCCATGGGCAAAGGCAGCACCCTCCTGCTCGGCGAACTCGATCGCCACTTCCTCGGCCAGCCATGCGGCAAGATCGATGCGGGCATCGTCGAGCGAGGTCTGCGTGGCGCCGGGCATAGCGTAGATCTCGCCGGTATTGATGGCGATCTCACGCAAGGTCGGCGTGGCCGTGCCAGGACGATCCTGTTCCTCGCCAACCCAGCCCGACGTCGCCCCGCCCATATTGACCAGCTTCTTGTAGGTACTGGTCGAGATCG